ATGTCATATCTAATCCAGAATAATTTTTTTTAATATTTTCTTATAGTTATTTACATCTATATTCAAAAAGGAAGAATATTTTTTAATCTTTAAACTTACGGTTTCCCACACAGGATCTTTCAATTTTTTATCAAAATCAGAAGTATATTTTAATATTTTATCATATATTACCATAGTCTCTATACTAACCTCATCATTTAAAAACATTTTTAAAATAATGGGATGGCCATCAGAACAATCAAATACATCATCTACCTTATTAGATGAAAATATATTCTCAGACTCATCTCTAAAGACATAAGATAGTGACTGTACTTTTCTTTTCCAATCTGTATATTCCTTCTCACCATTCCTCATAATCTCACCAATCCATAAAGTTTGTGGATCAGTGGTACTTACAAAGTTAGAAACAAAGAAATCTAATACTTCATTATCCTTTTTCTGTCTACTAAGGCGCTCAAAAAACATCCTATCCTTTCTCCTATAAAAGGATTTTAATGATGCTCTTGATTTACCACAATACTTATGGTAGTCATAGTTTTCTCTTGTAAAATGATTTTTTAATCCAAGATAGGATTTATAAGTCTCAAAAGGATTCACCTTAATCATTAGATAGGAAGCTTAGCTAGTGAAGTTCTTTTCAGGAAATTTAATTCCATAGCTTCACATTTAATCTTTTCTTTCAGTGGTTTAGACAATAGTTTAGGTACTGATTCCACATCTAAGTTATTTTTCTCACAGAAAAATACAATAGCATCAATATACTTCATACCATTACCAAGAGCAAGTGATTCTATTTCATCAGTAAATTTTTTTGAAGAATAAAACTTCTTCTCAATTATACTATCAATATCTTTATCAGTTTTTGGCATATTCTTGCAACTTAGATTCAACAAATTCTCTAATATACTTTGAGAGTATTTTAATATATTTTTTCTTGTCGTATTCTTCATAGACTTCTACTTCTCCATTCTCACAGGACATAATGATTACAAATTTCTTAATTACAATGCCAGTCATTTCATATAACATACAAGCGTATGCTGCACACTGAACAAAATAATTATCAATCCAATCTCTTGGTTTGGGCTTTTTACTAGTCTTAAAATCAATAATGGAAAGTTCTCCATTATATTCACCAATACAATCAACAGTACCAGCTACACCAAGTTGTTTACTAAACAATGGTTGTTCAATAGCGTGAATATTACCAATCTTATCAAGATCTGGTTTTGCCTGCTTAAAAAGATATTGTGATAAAGGTTGAACTGGAGGGAGTTCTCTATTACATAGATAACATTCAGCAAGAGTATGCATGTCTGTTCCTCTACTAGTTGCAGCCTTGGTAATTTTATTAGCCTCCTCTACACCTACCCTCTTTCTCCATTCTATAAAGAAATCCCGAGTAATAAAACTAATAATTGAAGTAATAGATACTAACTTAATAACCTCACCAGATTCGGGAATCTTATAGTATCTAACACCATCAATAGTTTCTCTTTCTAATGAAGAAAGATTCAAATCAACATGATTAAAAATCATAAATTAAGTTCCATTTTTGCTATGATGTACTCTTTAACTAATCCACTTCTGCAGATATCTTCAGCGTTGAACTCTATAACATCAAAAGATGGCATATTTTTTATGATTTCCATAAATTCAAAAATACCATTCCTTTCATTCTGTCTAACTAAATCTGTTTGAGTGGCATCACCACAAAACATAATTTTAGAATTTTCACCAACCCTTGTAATTATACTATCAAGTTCATGGAAATTCAAGTTTTGAAACTCATCTACAAGAATAATAGAATTATCAAAGGTTGTACCCCTTATAAAAGAAGTACTCCAAAAACCAATAGTTCCCTGTGCCTTCAAATTTGAATAGAGCATATCAAATGAAGTATCATCTGGCATCTGAAACATAAACTTCACCATATTCTTATAAGGAATTTGATAAAGTAGAGATTTATCATCATGATCTCCAGGAAGAAACCCAATCTCTCTAGTTGCTACAAGTGATCTAACAATATATATTTTATCATAATGAGATTTTGGGTCCAATACATCAAGTATAGCATTATAAAGAGTAATAAAAGTCTTACCTGTTCCAGCTACTCCATAAGCAATTAAATTTTGTCCTTTTTTATAACTTTCAAAAAAGTGTGATTGATTCTCTGTAAGAGGTTCAATTTTTTTAATATAATCTAAATTAATTGGTTTTTTTCTTTTCATTGTTTTATTGCTCATCCCGTAAGGAACGGGATTTGTGCTAATACCTGCTGATTTTTTTCTTGGCATATATTTTTAAAAAAAGTAATAGGGGTAAAAAAATTCCTGAGTTTTTTTTCCCCCATTTTTGAAACTAAAAGATGATTTTGGTTTTGGGTAAGTTATACAGGTCTTACATTAGAACCTGGCATCTTAGATGCTTTACGAAGAACGTCATTCCATCCAGGATGAGATTTCTTCAGCTTATCATATACCTCTCCCACTTCTCCAATAGCAGCAACTCCTGCCATCCAATCTTTATCCCAATCAGGATTCTCTTTTCTCCACTCATCGTATGCCACCATTGACATAGAGAGTTCTTTAGTTTCACCAGTCTTCAAATTTTTCAATGGATATGTAGGCATAATTTTTTAATATATGTAAGGTTATTTAGATACCCAGTCTAGAGCTTCTGAAATGGTAGAAAGGTTGTTGTGTATTTTATTATATCATATCAACCACTCATTATCAATACCTCCAAGTGCTTCTGATGTTATGGGAAACTCTTTACAAAATATCTCCTTACAGGATAACGCAATATCCCTGTGTTCTTTCTGTGTTCCATTCTTCTCTCGCAGAGCAATGTAGGTAATCCAGCTCCGCAAGCTGCCAGTCATGTACATTTTGGTTGGTGTTGCAAGAGGTAATACAAATCTTGCACATTCTTTAGCAATACCATCATCAACCATCTTTTGATAAAGGTCCATAGACCTAGAGAAATGATCTTCCATCAACATTTCGTACTTCTTAATGGTAAATTCACCAAGATCATTTGTACTGTTTTGACGATTCTTTGTATCCTGCCTTCTAAGTTCTGGTAATGGAATATTTTCACCTAAAAGAGATGAATTAGCATATCTTTGAGAAAATTCTTGAAAGGTAAATGACCTGTGCCTTAGGATTTGAGCAGCTAATCCGCGAGTAGTATTAATCTCAACAGTCATTGATGCTTGCTCAAAAATAGACCAATGTTTATGTTTAATGCAATATTTTAAAAGTCCTTCAAAACTATCATTGTTTTGATTGTTAGGATTACTTACTCTAGCACAGTATGCCATATGCTTTTCAGCATATGGTGTCACTGATATCAACTTAACCTGATTCATAGTTACCATTTTCCTCACTTTTTTAATTCTTTTTCTTTCTTCCAGATACATCTTAGCATAAAGCTGATCTCCTTCTGTAAAAAGATCTGGATGTTTAATAATATATTTTGATGCCTTTTTATTAGTCCTCATTAAAATACTTTTTGAAAAAATAATCTAAGCCTTCTGTAGATTTACCCCCTTGAGATATCCAGGTATCGACACATTCATATATGTTTTGGGTTGAATATGTAGCTTTATCTATTTCAGCTCCTCCATATCTATTTAATAAAAATGATAGACACAATCCTCTTAGCTCTAATCGATCATCAGTATATCTCCAATCATCATTACTCATCGTCTTCAAATACCTCATCATAATCTGGAAGTGGTGGAAGAGTTTCTGACATTCTAGAGGTATATGATTTCACATCAGAATAAACTTCAGATTCAAGAGCATCCACCAACAATCTTAAATTTCTGACAATTAATTTTAGTTTATCTTTTTCCATAATATGATTCCTATCATTTATATATTATGACATAAAAAAGGGGAGCTGTCAAAGTCCCCCCATTAAAATTAAGCCATTAATAATCAGCTAGAACATACGACTTTTTCTTCAGTATGCTTAATACCTCTATAAACTAATTTAGAGGATTGCTTCTGACAGTTCTTACTGTCCTTGGTGTCATATTTAACACCTCTGTATGTGACTTGTGCCATTGGATTTACTCCTAAAGTAATTGGATTTTAAGGCCCGTTCCTTTAGTCGGTGATGCGTCCTATGATTTTATACAAGTATGAGGGACATTTCTCATGACCCTCCTTGAAATAGCTTCTTTTTCACTTTTTGAAAGATGAGGATCTTCCATAATAACTTCAACAACTTCTTTATATTCAAAACAGTCCATTCCACTGTCTGATGATTCCTGAGCACATGCTGCAGGAGTAGATGCTGCCATCAATAAAGCTAATAAAATTTTCATGTTACATAAGATGAACGAACTCCGTTCCTTACCGGCTTACTTGCGACCCCATAAAAGGGGTTGAACGATGGGTCTATTATAACCCCATAAACTATATATGTCAAGTAGTGGTTTCTGCACCCTCTACAGTTTCTTCATCAGCTGCTGCCCCATCAGATGCTGATTCATCATCAGCTGCTTCGGGAAGAGTAACACCAAGACTATTAAGATACTCAATAATTCCTTGAAGCTTCATACCCAAATTTCTTTTTGTCTCTAATGTACTTTGCAATTCACTAATCTCACCAATAATATCCTTTTGCTGTTGTACTACTTGCACAAGATGATTCTGTTGCTCTTCCATTTTATTTAAAAAAATAGGTTTACTTATTATATAACAAAAAATTCAATTGGTCAAGGTTGGGTTTCCCCCTCCTCAATCAATTTACTCACATAATCTTCGGTACCATCCATTGTTTTCACAGCAAACAATGGAGACTTCATATACTTCTTGACATTTTTATATCTTTTAACAACTTTATTAAGTTCTTCATTGTCAATGGTACACTTAACTTTCTTGTCTTCAAATCCTTTCGTCAAGATCTATCACCCCACTTAATATCAGTAAAGGCTTTTTCAACTACAGATTTATTGACTTTATATTTTGATTCAAGATTCTTATCTTTAACAAGACATAAAATCTCAGCCTCATCCGGATGAAGGCCTTCTAACATTTGAATAAACATAGTTTCTCTTCTTACTTGAGAGAGACTATCATTACCACCTTTAACAAAATGATAAAGATTCTTCCACTCTTTGCGTAAAGAAGTATGATCAGTTCCTACTGGAACATCATTTTTCTCATAAGGAACTTCACCATAAGGAACTAATGAAATTACACTAGGATCAAAATTCCAAATCAATACAGCTTTAAGTGATTCTGTATCATACCTCTTCAATATTTGAACTTTCTTATCAATTGTTCTTTGCTTACTAACAGCCTCCAAAATCTCAAAAATAAATGGATTAGGTGGTAAGTTAACAACCGTTGATGTTTTCTTTTTTGTTGATGTAGCCATAGTAATAATTTTTAGTAATTCAGTATAGGATATTTATGAAGAATTATTCTTCTTCTAGGTCTTCAGGATTTTCAAATCTTACTGCAAGTATATCATCTGGTATTATATTTCCATCAGAATCAAACATTTCCGGATGAACATTATATTGAATACCTCTTTCATAAAGAAATTGATTTACTACCCAGCCTATTAAAGCTCCAACTACAAAGAACATTATAGAAAATAATACTGTAAATGTCAATGCTACTGCTAACATTTTATTCCCCCAGAGACTTTTTCTTGAAATTTAAATGAAAATTAAAAGAAATCTGCATCTCTCTATAGAAGAGGGATACAACTTTCTCAAACTTTATTTGAAAAGTTTTAGGTGATTGAACTCCCCTCCTATTCCTCAGTAGTAACTCAACTCCTCGGTTTATTTCCTCAAAGTCGTCACATGTTTCATTATTTAGATTCTTTTTTTGGTCTTCCTGGCCTTTTGTCATTACTATATTTAACACAATCTTCAATAATTTTAGCAAGATATTTTCTTATCTTTCTAGCTTCAGGTTTAGGTATATGACCATAACCCTCTCTCAATTGTTTATGAATACTGTCAGAACCACCATGAAGATATTCATCAAGATCTATAAGTAAATCATTAATCTCTTTAGTAACACTACTATTAAGAAACTCATCAACATCTACCTTCTTAGCCTTTTTAATTCTCAGATATTCATACATATTCAATACATATTTTCCCTTAAAAGCATAATCAATAGCATAATCTACATCATTATAAATCTCATATAAGATAAGTCTCATGGAACAAGTTTGTTTTCTGTAAGATATTTAACAAATTCCTGAGCTCCACCAATAGTTACCTTATCATTTAATACAATTTGAGGAAAATAAGACCCCTTACCAAACTGATTTATAAATTCATCTCTAGTAAAATCATCATCAAGTTTATAGATAACATGCTTCAATTCTGTAGTCAATAAAAGTTGTTGAATTTTGGTGCAATGACCACAACCATCCTTAGAATAAACAGTGAATCTATGCATCAGTAAAGAGCCTCTTCTTGTTCTGTAAGTATAACACAATCAGACTCTGGAGTTGCTACACATAGAAGAGCAAACCCTTCTTTCATCTGATCATCATCTAGAAAAGATTGATCTACTTGATCAATACTTCCTTCTAAAATCTTTGCTGCGCATGAAGAACAAGCACCTGCTCTACATGAATAATTTAAATCTATACCTTGTTCTTCCGCTGCGTCTAAAATATATTGGTCATCAGCACAGTCAATAGTATTTTCTTCTCCATCAGGAGTTTGAAGAGTAATTGAATAAGTCATAAGTATTCTTTGAATCGTCATTATATATCAATATTTAAAAGAGATGTTAGAATTTCCCCATAAGCTTTTATAATGTCTCCTTTATCCTTTCTAAACAAGTCCTTATCCATACTTTCTTTTGTTCCTTTCTTCCACAACCTCATACTATCTGGACTAAGTTCATCAGCAAGAACTAAATGACCATTCTCACTATCATTCCCAAACTCTAATTTAAAATCAATTAAATCTAAATCCATATTAAAAAAAATCTCTTTCAATACATCATTTACTTCAAGTGCCTTAGAAATAAGAAGAGAATATAATATTTCATTATATCCCATACGCTCCATCCTATCAATAGTAAGAAGCGGATCATCTTTATCATCATCCTTTAAATAAAACTCAACTAAAGGAGGATGAAGTGGTATACCCTCGCGAAGATAAGTTTCTCTACACAATGAACCAGCAGCAACATTTCTTACAACAACCTCTAGGGGAATAATATCCACTCTTTTACATTTCATTATATCACTACCCATCATTGAAATATAATGTGTATCAATCCCCTTTTTTTCTAAATGTTCAAATACAATAGATGATATTTTACAATTAATAGCACCCTTTGTTTCTGGATATGCTGTCTTATCACCATTACCAGCAGTGACCTTATCATTAAATCTAATTAATACCTGATCAGGTTCTGTTGATTGATATATGGTCTTTACCTTTCCCCTGAATAATTCTTTCATAATTTTAATTTATTAATTACCATTGGTAAAATACGGTGCTCTTCCTTTTGAACTTTCTTTGTTAATGTTTTCAATGTATCCTTATGTGTAATAGGAACTTCTGATTGTAATAAAACCACACCAGAATCCATTTCTTCAGTTACAAAATGAACCGTGCATCCAGTAACTATATCATCACTATCTAGAGCTTGTTGTAAAGCATTCAATCCTTTGTACTTAGGAAGTAATGATGGATGAATGTTTATAATTCTATTAGGAAATTTATCAATCAACTTTGGAGATACAATCCTCATCCATCCTGCAAGAACAATAAGATCAACTCTAAATGCTTCAAACATTTTAATAATATCATCTTCATCTTTACTCTTAATATAGACATAGGGAATACCCAACTTTTGTGATCTCTTTTCTGCACCACATCCCATCTTATTGTATATCATTACAACGACTTTGTGATCTGGACAATTTTTTACTATGTTTTCAAAATTAGATCCATTTCCAGAACACATGATTCCAATTCTCATTTCAAATCTCCATTTGATCACTCTTAAATATATTATGTTTATTGGCATAGTCTAAATCATCATTAAAATCCCCTATCGGTAAGGAGACTTTTGGTTGATCTTCAGGATCATCAGTCAATGCTGGAGTACATACTTC